TACAAACGTACTTAATTCGTTTAAAAGTCTAGATGATCTTACAATGAACCCTTTTCTTAATTGTTCTTCAAAAGCGGATACTATCTGTGTTCTTTTATTATTAAAATTTAATCCTGGTATTTTTTCTAATGCTTTACGATTATAGTCCCATATATTTTGAGTATTAACCCCATCAATATATAAATTCTTATAATTCATTTCTTGTAATTTTCTTGATGTCGCTATTCCCATTCCACCTGTTATGTCAATAACAATAAACGCCTCATATAGTATACCCCATTTATAACAAACTGTAGCTAAATCATCTGGTGGCATTTTACCAATATATTCTGCAACTTGTTCTCTTTCATCAAAATCTATAATGTTAATTGATGAAAAATCTTCACTATCGCCCCGGCTAACGTCGCAACCCATCAAATATCTATGACCCGTAACAGGTTCTTTCCATTGCCAAAAAGTACCTTGCATATATTTTTCTTTGGGTTCTCTTACAAAATTTTTAGAAATATTTTCTTGTATACTACCAGGGATAACACCATCACCAGAACCTAAAAAATCTGCTTCAAGTTCTTGTGAAATTTTACGTCTATCATATTTAAATTTTTTAGACATAGATTCAAACCATGAAGAAAATGGTTTATAACCCAATTCAAGATATTCATTATATTTTTCTGGATCAAAATCGTATAATATTATTTCGTCGTCGTTATATTCTTCTCTATTTAACATATAGTGACATATATCAATACATTTAACCCATCTTAAATCTTTAGAGTATCTGGGGTCTTTAAACCACCTTAAATCGGTTATATGGAAGTCGTTCATTCCACGAATAGATTGGTCATAAACACCATGATATATCGGATCAAAACCGTTTGGTGTTGAAATTAATATAATTTTTCCTCCCGTCGACAAAGATGCCATGGATGCTGCCCAAAAATCGTCTCCTGCTTCAATATATGCGGCTTCGTCGAAAATAAGTATAGTTGGTGTATAACCACGTAATGCATCTGCAGATGTCGCTACCGCTTTAACTTCACAACCATTGTTTAATCTAAATCTACTCTCTGAGTTTTTATCAACTGAAAATCCTACATTAATCCATTCTGGCCATTGGTCAATAAAATGACGAATTTTATTTGCCATTTCTATTGCGGTATCTCTTTTATTCGCGATAATCAATACTCTTTCTGGATTCTCAGGTTTTGCTATTTGTAATCTTCTAGATATCCAAGCCGCAGTAACTGTTGTTACACCTGCTTGTCTATATTTTTTTGTGATATTTTCATTATATGATTCATAATCTTTTATTAACTGAATTTGGTCAGGAAATAAATCTAATGGAACATATTTTTTTTGTGTATTATCGTAAGTTGTTAAATATGTTTTTAACGCATATGGTGCGTCTTTAACTATACGTACATATTCTTTTATTTGGGCTAATTTTTGATCCATATATATAAATATAAAAAAAGGTGAAATTAATCACCTTTATTTTTTTTTATGTTCGACAGTTTTTATTAATTTAAACTAATACCTAAATCGTCTAAAAAACTTGTTAAATCATCGTCATCCGTTTTTTCTATTGTATCATCTAACTCATCTCTAAATTGTCTCATAGAATTTTCATATTCTTCATTATTAAACATTTTATTTACACTATCCATAATTTGGTCCATCATTATTTTACCTTTATTTGAACCCAATAAAACTTCCTTTGTAAAAACTAAAAATTCTCTTTCTGTTAGTTTAAAAATATTATATAGTAGAAAATTTTGTAATTCTTTTTTATCTTCATCTATGAGAATTTCTTCAGGAAATTCTTTTCTAATTCTTTCCCATATTGAAGGACCTAATCTTATGTCCCATATTTCTTTTTCTAAAGTATCTTCACTAGATTCAATATCATCAAAATCATCTGGTCTACCATCCAACGCAAATAATTCCATTGTTCCTTTAATTAATTCATGAACTAATACTGGAAAATTAATTCCTCTAGCAATAACTTTACCTGGATCTCCTTCTTCTTTACCGGATTCAGCACTTTCTTTACCCGCCGATAAACCACTTAAACCTTTTATCGTTTGGTCGCTTAATTGCCAATAATTTAAATCATTTATTGACATCATCACACCGTATAAATTTATAATATCTGGACGACCGGTAATTTCTTCTAATCTTTCTGAAACTGTATGAAACATATAATGACCTTTCTTAGACGCTCCTTGAATCATTGCGTTTACTAGTCTTCTTTTTGCTTTCCCTAAATCTAACTTTTCTACATCGTTTAAAATTTCTATTTCACTTTCAATATTAACTTGTTCAGGATTTTCTTCATTTGGTTTATCTCTATTAAAATCACTCATATCAATTTCATTCATTCCCACGATTTTTGCATCATATTCAATAGCACCTTCAGGTATTCCTAATTCTTTCATTGTTAATTCAATCGCTAATTGTTCCAATTCTTTTCTGTGTGTTCTTTCTATGTCCATAATAGTGTTATGTGCATTACCTAACATTTGTTGAAGAGGTAAAATACCTGACATATCTCTTTGTACTGGAGATCTATCACCTAAATATCTTCTTAAGTTTGACACAACTTGTCTATATCTATCTGATGCTAAAACTTCTTGAAAGTTTTTATTTGGTTCTTGACCTGTAATAGGGAATGGAACTTTTCTAAGTGGTGTATCACCTCTTGATAATTTATCTTGTAAACCTTGGTCAGGTCTATCGTCTGTATAAAAATCCATTGCCATTTCTTTAACTGTATTTTCTATTAAAGATAATAAATTTTTTTTATTTATTTGCATAATTTTTTATTTTAATCCTTTTGGTAATGATTTCTTTTCCTCACCTGGTTTTTTTGGTGATGGTGAATATGGGGTAGATGGTTTGACTATTGGTTTTTTTGTACCAGGTTTAGTTTTAGTATCTGGTTCATTTTCTTTTAATCCTTTTGGTGATGATTTTTGTCCTTGTTTAGGTGAATATGGGGTAGATGGTTTAACTATTGGTTTTTGAATGCCAGGTTTAGTTTTAGTATCTGACTCATTTTCTTTTACATCACTTTTAGTTATAGAATCATATGTCATAAATTCAGGAACACCATTATGTCCCATCTTTACATTTGGACCAGTATTAACTTCATTTAGTTTACGTTTAATTAAATTAACGATATCACCTTTTGATGTAAAATTATAAAAGTATTTATTTTCAACTAACTTTTCAATCAATTTAGTTGACCTTTTTTTTAAACCTCTCTTTCTTCTTGAACCATAAACTTCTTTCTCCTCCTCCTCTTCTTCCTCATTATGGTCTTTTTCTCTTAATTCAACATTAAGTCCACCTTTTGTTAAATTTTTAATATCAGTAATTGGTGTTTTTTTTGACGTTATCACACTTCCAATTGGTTGTTCATTAACCATGATTTTATTTAAAGATAAAAGTTGTTTATCATCTAATATGGATAATGTTCTTTCTGTAAAACCTTCCTTTAAAAGTTTTTTTATAATATCTATTCTTTTCATAATGTTTCTAATTTTATATTTTTATTTTCTAAATTATAACCTCTATTTTTTAGTTTTTTTGTTATAGAATCAATAGATTCACCAAATCTAAAAAACAATCTATCATTTTCTGAATCCAAATTTAATTTCTCCCAACCCATAGCTACGATACCGTCAACTGAATCTATGACACCGAAATAATCTGAATTTTGTATTAATTCTAAATTTAAATCGGAATCTTTTAATAGTCCAATAGTGTCAATAAATTCAATATCAGGAGATTTTATTGAACTTGTAGAAGATGATGGTATGTCAAACCATTCTTCCATTTCAATTTCTTCGTTTTCACTAAATATAAATTCATATTGTTTTTGACCTTTATAATCTAACCCAATCTCATTAATATATATTAATCTCATTGTTTAAAATATTTTCCTAATGTTGAATTTATACTATTATTTATTTCTTTTTTTATTTCATCCAAATCTATTTCATGAATATCATCTTCATCAAGTGAATTATTTTTCATTGGATTATTCCCAACATAACCACTATATCTTGGGGATTGTTTATTACCATTTGAAGATGGTTCAACATCTTCTTCGTCAAGATCTGCGTATTTACTTAAATCAATTTCTTCGTCTGTTGACATAGGGGTATTTACAAATCTATCTAATTTGTTCATTATTTCACTTAAATCTTCGTCTTCAGGTTCTTCCTCAGGCATTTCAGGTTCCTCCTCTGGCATTTCAGGTTCCTCCTCTGGCATTTCAGGTTCTTCGTCTCTGTCAAATTTCTTACCAATTTCTTCGATATCATCTTCTTCTAATTTATCTAAATTTACTGCAGATATAATCATATTTAAAACGTACTTAATATCGTCGCTTTCCATTTTAGATTTTTGGTCTCTTAGTTCTTGACCAAGTTTTCCAGCGAATTTTTGTACTTCAGACATGTAATCAGAAGGTTTATCATTGGTTCCTGTTTCTTCACCTTCAGGTTCATCTGACGGTAAATCTTCCGAACCCATATCTGTTGGCATTTCATCAGGCATTTCAGCAGGCATTTCAGCAGGCATTTCAGCAGGCATTTCAGCAGGCATTTCAGCAGGCATAGGTGGGGTTGATTCAGATGGGTTTGAAGAATTCTGTTTTAAAACATATTTTGTTGCTTCATTTAATTCTTGTCCACTAAGTAAATTTAATCTTTTTAGTGCTTCAGCATATGATGAAAATCTATTTTTATTTTTCATAAATAAACCCCCAATATAATCTAATGAACTTTCATTTAATCCTTTTTTCACATAGTATCCATCTTTTTCTTTAACAATACCGTATGTACCATTACTTGATTCGGTAATGTACTCAGAATTTTTTTGTACATGTGATTTAGATTTATTTCCGTAATAAGTTAACTCAAGGATTCGTTTTAACTTTTCGTCACCTTGTAGTTTTTCACTTCCTAATGGTTTTAAGTCTGCCATATTTTTAATGTTATAAATTTTTTATTCTTAATATATTATAAATATACATATAAAAAGAAAAAAATAATGTTTATTATTGTGTTATAGATAATTCTTTATCGAGAATTTTTGATTTAACAGTCATTAATTTTTCGATATATCCATTTCTTCTTAATAATTTAAATGTTAGATTTTCATATGAGTATTCACCTCCACGTTCTAAACCACTTTGTCTAAACTTTTTTAATTTATTTTTTATTTTTTCTATTTGTTTTAACTTTTGGTCGTTATTTGTTGTGTTTTTAAACAAATTGTCGATTTGTTTTGTAAATTCTTTACTTTTTTCTAATATTTTTTTTTCGTCAATTTCGTATGGTGTTTTCATTTTTATTGGTTCAACAATCCATTCGTTATTTAAAACTGAATATATTCCTGACGATAAAAGTTTATCATTAATATCTTGAACGTATAATTCTACTTCGTAGTTTTTAATTTTAATGTTGGTTGTTAAACTCCAATTTTTTTTCTTACTTTCAAAAAAGTTTTTAATAATGTCTTCATAAATTTTATAATCTTCATTTGAAACCAATTCTTTTATGTCGAACATTATGTGTAAATCTAAATCAGAATATTTTGACCAGTTATAATTCGATAATGAACCGGTTAAATGAATGTCAAATATGAAAAAATCGACATTAATAAAATCTAAAAATTTATCTGTTATTTTTAATAACTTTTCCC